AGACCCAAGCCTTACGGCAAATACTAGGGCTGATTTAATAGCCACGCGAAACGCTTTTAAAAATATGTCAGCAAGCGAAATGTATAATAATTCTGTAAAGGAATTGAAGGCTAAAGGTGCAGAACGTGGAAAGTTTGATTCAGCTTCTGGAAGCGGACCTATGGCGGTAAAAACTTTAAGTCCTTTAGAGATTATCAACCCGTACTTCCAAACTAGGGGAGTTAGAACTTTGAATGAAAGGTTAAATGCGGCATTGGGTTCTAAATTTCCCAGCGAAAACACTGCTATGTCAATAAGCAATACGTTAGCAAATACTGTAATAGCTCTTAGAAGAAAAGGTTATAGCAATCAAAGAATTGATGAAATTATTGGTGATCTTTCAAGAAAGTTAAAAGAAAAGTCTATTCAAAGTTCAGTAGAAAGACCCATGCAGGCAAAAATAAGCGATGAAAATACTATGGGTAATATTTTTAATGCTAGACGAACTGTTGATTTGCCTGTTTATAACAGACCGCTTAATGAAAGCATAAAATGAACGACCTAAATAACTTCGCGCAATATCTAACTGAAGAAGAGTTAGCGACAGTCGCTCCCATGTTGGAGCGGCTTTCGACGTTAGAAGACCGCGATGAACGTAGCAGCAATTATATGTCGTTTGTTAAGCACGTTTGGCCCCAGTTTATTGAGGGCAGGCACCACAAGATTTACGCGGAAAAGCTACAGGCTGTAGCTGACGGTAAGTTAAAGCGTTTAATCATTAACATGCCGCCCAGACATACGAAGTCTGAGTTCGCCAGTTATTTATTTCCAACGTGGTTAATGGGCAGAAGACCTGACCTAAAGATTATTCAGGCAACGCACACGGCTGAGTTGGCGGTTGGTTTTGGTCGTAAGATTAAGAACCTGATTGATTCTGAAGATTTCAGGGACGTATTTCCTACGGTTACTTTAGCGCCTGATGCAAAGGCCAGTGGACGTTGGAGTACCAGCGGGGGTGGTGAATACTACGCGGTTGGTGTGGGCGGCGCTTTGGCTGGTCGTGGCGCTGATTTAGCTATTATTGATGACCCTGTATCAGAACAAGACGCACTTAGCACGACTGCGCTGGATAATGTGTATGAATGGTACACTTCTGGACCTAGACAGCGTTTACAGCCGGGTGGTGCGATTATTATTGTTATGACCCGTTGGTCTATTCGTGATTTAACGGCAAAGGTTTTATCTAAGCAGGGCGAGAAAAACGCTGATAAATGGGATATTGTTGAGTTCCCTGCTATTATGCCATCTGGCGAATCACTTTGGCCTGAATATTGGAGCTTAGACGAACTTAACGGCGTAAAGGCATCTATTCCCGTAGCCAAGTGGAACGCGCAGTACATGCAGAACCCTACTGCTGAAGAGGGTGCGATTATTAAGCGTGAGTGGTGGCGCAAGTGGGAAAAAGAAGACCCGCCCGTGTGTTCGTACATCATGCAAAGCTATGACACGGCGTTTAGTAAAGGTGATCGTGCTGACTACAGCGCCATTACGACTTGGGGCATATTCCTTGAGGAAGACAGCGATGAAGAACACATTATTTTGTTGGACGCGGTTAAGGGGCGTTGGGAGTTTCCTGAATTAAAGGAACAGGCCAATGAAATGTATAAAGAGTACGACCCTGACATGGTTTTAATAGAACAAAAGGGGTCTGGAATGCCACTAACGCAAGAATTACGGCGTATGGGCATACCCGTTACGCCGTTCACTCCTAGCCGTGGCGCTGACAAGTTCACGCGCATGCACTCTTGCGCACCTGTGTTTGAAAGCGGCATTGTGTGGTGTCCAGATACTAAGTTTTCTGATGAAGTTATGGAAGAATGTGCTGCTTTCCCGAATGGTGAACATGATGACTTGGCGGATTCGATGACACAGGCTATACTGCGGTTTAGGCAGGGTGGTTTTATTGTCACCAAAACTGACTATAATGATGAAGATGAACACAGCTACAGTAAACGCAGAGAATATTATTAGGAGACAACTAATGGGCAAAAAACTAAAAGCAGTCCCTTCCAGCAACAAAGGTCTATCCAAACTACCAAAAGGTGTTCGGAATAATATGGGTTTTTTTGCTAAAGGCGGTAGCGTTGAGGTTAATGGCGTAATGCAAGAGCATTATCCTGAAGCCGTAGACGCTTCTACTGCTGAAGACCACACAGGGTTTTCTCGCGGTGGCGGTGCTGCACTTCGCGGAACAAAGTTTATCGGTGTAAAATAATGCCAAAGATAACAATAGACGTTGATATGTCCTACAAAGACTACTTTCTAAGCCCTGAAGAGGGCGTTGTGATTGAAGACGTTGTAGACGATGATGTTGCCGAAGAAATTGTTGTTACTTGCCCGACTTGTGGTGCGGTAGTGACTGAAGAGGTTGAGGCAGATTAAGTTGGCGTTTTCCGCTCCTCCCAACGGGTTGCGTCAGCGGTTCCCAGTTTCTGTCCTTTCATTGGTAGAGCTTTTCTGCCTCAACGCTATAATAGGAACTTAATATGGCTTTTATAGATCGTGATTCTGGACCGGGTGGCATTCCTGAAATGCCTATGTTGCCTGAAGAGAATGTTCTAGCAAACATTACTGAATTACCGCCAGAACCCGGTGTATTTGAGTTTGATGACGGTAGTGCTGTTGTTGGGGATTACGATGACGGAATGGAACCTTTACCAGACGTTGGTTTTGATGGAAATCTGGCTGATGTTATTGATAGTTCTATTCTTGGGCGTATTGCTTCTGATTTGGTTGGCTATATTGATGATGACTTATCGTCCCGCCAAGATTGGGAAGACACGTATAAGCAGGGACTAGAGTTCTTAGGCATGAAGACAGAAGAGCGTACTGAGCCTTTTGAGGGTTCTTCAGGCGTTATTCACCCACTACTTGCTGAGAGTGTTACACAGTTCCAAGCGCAGGCGTACCGTGAGCTTTTACCCGCTAATGGTCCTGTTAGAACACAGGTCATTGGCGAACAGAACGAAATGCTGGTTAAGCAGGCCGAGCGCGTTAAAAACTACATGAATTATCAGATTACTTATGAAATGGAAGAATACGATCCCGAACTGGATCAGATGTTGTTTTATTTACCCGTGATTGGATCGACCTTTAAGAAGGTTTACCGTGATCCAATAAAGCAACGCGCTGTTAGTAACTTCATTCATGCAGAAGATTTAATTGTTCCTTATGGCGCAACAGATTTGTTGTCTTCACCGCGAATTACGCACCGTATTACAATGGATTCCAACGAAGTTAGGAAGCTGCAACTAGCTGGATTCTATAGTGACATAGATATTCCGACTGACGGAACTTCAGACGATACAATGGATGAAGTTCAAGAGTCGATTGATGACATACAAGGCATACACCCGTCTAATTCATCGACAGACCTTACTTTGTATGAGGTTCATACTGATTTAGACCTTGAGGGTTTTGAAGACATTGGCGTTGACGGTGAGCCTACTGGATTAAAACTTCCGTACATTGTGACTATTCTTGAAGATACTAACGAAATACTTTCGGTTCGCCGCAATTACAAAGAAGACGATATGATGAAACGTGCGCAAAAGTATTTTGTGCATTATAAGTTTTTGCCCGGTCTGGGGTTTTATGGATTGGGCCTGACGCACATGATTGGTGGCTTGGCTATGGCATCAACATCTATTCTGCGTCAGCTTATTGATGCTGGTACGTTAGCGAACTTGCCAGCGGGTTTTAAGGCCCGTGGTGCGCGTATTCGTGATGAAGACAGCCCAATACAGCCCGGAGAGTTCCGCGACATTGACGTTGTTGGCAACACGCTTCAGGCATCATTGATGCCCCTGCCGTTTAAAGAGCCTTCAGCCACCCTATACAATCTTTTGGGTACTTTGGTGGACGCTGGACGTAGGTTTGCGTCTATGGCGGATATGAAGGTTGGTGAGATGAGCGGTGAAACGCCCGTTGGAACCACTATGGCGATTATGGAACGCGGAACAAAGGTTATGTCCGCGATACACAAGCGCCTGCACTATTCGCAGAAGATGGAGTTCAAACTTCTATCTAAGGTTTTTGCGCAAGACATAGAGCCTTACCCTTATATGGTGTCTCAGCAGTTTGGACCTGAGATAAAAGCTCAAGACTTTGACCAGCGCGTTGATGTTTTGCCTGTATCAGACCCAAACATTTTCTCTATGTCGCAGCGCATTGCTTTAGCGCAAAGCGAATTGCAGTTAGTGCAGTCTAACCCTGAGATACACGGTGGACCTCAAGGTTTGTATCAGGCGTATCG